CAACTCTCAGCTCGCGGTCGCATCCGCGTGGTGCGTCGTGGCGGTGGTGCTGCTGGTTGTTGCGCGCTCATTGCAGTGGATAGCTTACCACCAGCCTATAAGGAGAAGGTCAACGCCCTCTATCCTGAGAAGCATCGGATAATGGTTGAGAATTGGCTGCGCGAGAACTACGAAGTAGACCAGCGCGCCATGGCTTACTACTCGAGTCCCTCAGAATGCGGAGTAGACCTGCCCATCGAGAAGGTGAACGAATATGTGACCAACGCCAGTGTGCTGAACTGCGCCCTCTACCTCTACAGTCACACCGTCGCAACTAATAAGCTCTTCAAGGAGCGATTCAGCTGGGACAAGATGTGTGCAGTGATTGAAGGACTACGCGACCTTTACGGACACACGCTACCGAGTAGCACCCTCCGCTTTAGGAAGAAAGCCAACGAATATAAGAAAGGAGGCTACGGAGTCTTGATTAGTGGCAAGTTCGGCAACCAAGCAGCACGCAAGGTTGACCACAAGACAGAAAAGCTCATCATCGGCATTTCCTGCCTACCTAATAAGCCCTTCAACTCCAATGTAGCCGAAATGTACAATCAATTCGTCTGCGGAGAGTTGGAAGTTTACGACCCCGAGACAGGTGAACTCTTCGACCCTGAGGAGTTTGTGGACAAGAATGGCAATCCAAAGGAATTGAGCGAAAGCACCATCAGTAACTACCTCAATCGCCCCAAGAACCGCCTCCTCATTGCTAAGGCGCACGAGAGCTACACCACGTTTATGCACGAACAGATGCCTCACATGCACCGTCATGCTGGCGCGTTTAGCCTCTCGCAAATCACGATGGATGACGTTGACCTTACGCGCAAGCTCAAGGACACGAAACAACGCATCCATGCCTACTACGCTTACGATGTGGTTAGCCAATGCGTTATCGGAGCGAGCTACTCAAGGAAAAAGGACGAGCGATTGGTGCTCGACTGCTTCCGTGATATGTTTAGGCTTATCGACCGCCAAGGTTGGGGGATGCCAGCAGGTATTGAAGTGGAGAACCACTTAATGACCCAATACAAGAGTGGATTTTTGCAGGCAGGTGTAGCTTTCCCCTTCGTTCGCTTCTGCGCAGCGCAAAACTCTCAAGAGAAGTATGCAGAACCACTCAATGGTGCAAAGAAGCGCAGCATCATCCACAAGAACCACGAAGGTATCGGACGTTTCTACGGCAAAGGCAAGTGGCGGACAGAAGCCAAGAAAGTGAGCGATGCCACAAACGAGCTCTACGAGGACAAACAATACTACACCTACGATGAGCTAGTAGCTGACGACCGTAGAGACTGCGCAGAGTGGAACGCAGCCCTGCATCCCAATCAGAAGAAGTACCCTAACATGAGCCGTTGGGACGTGCTAGTGGCTAATATCAATCCCACGCTGCAACCGCTCGACAAGCTAACCTTGGCACGCTACATTGGTCAGCGCGTAGAGACTAGCGTCAGACGCAACTCCACGGTGCGCGTGATGGGCGAAGATTGGTGGTTGAGCAAGACCGAAGTACTCGAAAGACTTGCGCCTAACAACTACAAGGTCGTTGCCTGCTACCTACCCGACGAAGAAGGACACCCCACTGAGGTGCACCTCTTCCAAGGTGACCGCTACATTGACACCGTAGAACGCGTAGAGACCTACAATCGCGTGATGGCTGAGCAAACAACCGAAGACCATGCGAAATTTGCCAAGCAACAACAGAAAGTTGCCAAGTTCAGCAAATACGTTGCGGAGAATGCTGTCCCACAGGTTAGCATCATCAAGCCCGAAGTCAAGTTTGGCACGTCCGAGCTGCTCAAACCAACTCCCACTCTGGCAGAGATCATTGTACCGCCCCCTGCTGAAGACGAGGACGACTACTACCTCCCACCGCCAGCGACGGACTACCGCGCACGAGCATTGGAGAGCTTATAACAGATTACAGAGACCCACTTATAACAGCATTAGAACATGATTACAACGGAGATAAAGCAAAAGATTACGGCTGCTATTGCTGCCAACCGCATCAACTACCCCTCAGACGCGAAGCACGCAGCAGCCTTGGGTATGACGACCTCAGTATATAGTGCCGTCAAAAAAGGTCAGACAGAGCGCGTGCTGAGTGATGGTGCATGGGTGACCATCGCCCGACGTTTGGGTGTGAACCTGCGCGGAGAAGTAGAATGGAAGGCTGCCAAAACTGCCACATTTGAGTTTGTCAGCGCGCAATTAGAAGCCTGCCAACTGTCTAGCCTTAGCGGAATCCTCTGTGACCTGCCCAATATCGGCAAGACCTTTACAGCTCGCCACTATGTCAAAAGTCACCGCAATGCGGTCTACATAGACTGCTCGCAGGTGAAGACCAAACTCAAGCTGATTCGCACCATTGCTGCTGAATTTGGTGTTACCGCTCGCGGACGCTATGCCGATGTTTACGATGACCTTGTGTATTACTTGCGCAGCATAGACCGCCCTCTAATCATCCTTGATGAAGCAGGCGACCTCCAATATGAAGCCTTTTTGGAACTCAAAGCCCTATGGAACGCTACTGAACGCTGCTGCGCGTGGTACATGATGGGTGCAGATGGCTTGCGCGCTAAAATAACACGTAGCATTGATGCGCAAAAGGTAGGATACACCGAGATGCTGAGCCGATATGGCGACCGCTACGCACGAGTTACCCCCGACGATGGTCGCGACCGAGAAGCATTCCTGCGCGAGCAAGCCCGAGTGGTGGCTATGGTCAACGCTCCCGAAGGCACAGATATTGGCAGCATCGTGCGCAAGACCGCTGGCGGACTACGCAGAGTCTACACCGAAATCGAAAAGTTGAAACTACAACCATCCTAACCCCCAAAAATCCAATGAGCAGAAAACTCTACAGTCCTGAAGAAATCATCCGTAAACGTTACGAGGTTCTCCCTTGGGAAGGTCAATGGGAAGAAGCCTTTGGACGTCCAGCCATTGGCGAAACATGGTTTATCACAGGCGCAAGTGCATCGGGTAAGAGTAGCTTTGTGATGCAGCTTGCTCGCGAACTCTGCAACTACGGAAAAGTCCTCTACCTCTCTCTTGAGGAAGGTGTTTCGCAGAGTTTCAAAGAGCGCATCGAACGCTATCAAATGAGTGAAGTAACTAGAATGTTTGCTGTTGCCACATCCGATAGTTATGAAGAACTCATTGAACGATTGTCCAAACAGCGCAGTGCTCGGTTTGTCATCATCGATAGCTTTCAATACGCAGGCTGGACGTACGCGCAAGCCATAGCCCTCACAGAGCGTTATCCCAAGAAGACGTTCATCTTCATCTCTCAGGAGGATAAAGGCGCACCTCTCGGTAAACCAGCCATCCGATTGCGTTACGCAGCAGGCGTGAAGGTTCGCGTCTCAGGCTTTAAGGCTTTTTGCCAAGGTCGCTACTCGGGCAAGACAGGTAGTTATTACCCCGTGTGGGAAGAGGGCATTTTACGATTAGAAGGAGGAGAAAATGATGAGTAATCAGAAGCCCCCAGAAATCTACTTCATGCTCTTACCCAACGACCGCGTGACTGATGTGCTTGAGGATTGGTTGGCGAGAAACCTAGCTTGCAATCTCACTCTGCGAAGAGCAAAGACAAAAGGACACACTGTAATAGAAACAAGTGATGTGATCTTTGCTGCACGCATCCAACAATGGCATGGCTGTCTAAAAGTACATATCATAAAAGAAGAAAGGCAATGAGAAAGAGTTCAATCAAGATTTTAGAGGATGAGCTAAAGCGCGCAGAAATAAGAAGAGGAATCGCGGTTCGAGCTTGTTACGAATCCGACACGACCGAAAGATTTTTCCGCAACCTCCTAGAAGAAGCCAAACGAAACAACGAACCCAAAGAGATTATAGACAAAATGAATGGCGACCTAGAGAGGGTATCAGCCATAACGAAAGAAGCAAAAGCAATGGTAGACGAAGCAGAAGTGCGGTACAGAATTGCCCTTCAGGACATCCACGACACCCGAGAAGCCATTAACCCCCTAAACAAACCATTTTCGTAAGCTCACGAAAAAAAAAGAAAGCAATGAAACAAGATTACGAAGAGAAACTCTACGAAGCCGTCAAGGAAGTCGCAAAAGACCTCCCCCTCCAAGAAGCAGCGCGGATTTTTATCTGTTGCCTAATCCGAGATACCAAGCCCCCGATAAACGCGACAAGCATCACTCTAGAGATGACAAATTTCGACATCGAAGTGAAGCTAAAGTTCCGAACAGAGGGCAAGTAAAATAGAACAATACCCCCCTACAACAATGAGTAAATTAGTACAACGCCTAGCATTGCACCCCACACGCTACGACCTCGGACACGAGGAACATTACCTAGCTCGAGGATTTGTCTGCCCCACCTGCAACGGAACTGGCAGTCTCGGAGGCATAGCCTTTAACGAAGAGCGATACCCTTGCAAACGCTGCCAAGGCAAAGGACAGCTCCAAGCACGCATCACCGTAGAGTGGTCGAGCGATGAACAGAGTCAGTCCTTATTTACAAACCGATAAAACATTACGTTTTTGAATTGTTATGTTGATATCGGGGCGCGTGGTACGTGAGTATAGTCCGCCCCACCTTTTCAAGGGAGTGTAACGGCAGAGAGCTGCCGACGGAGGTGCAAAAAATCTTTAGCAAGCTCGCACCGCAGGTTCGACTCCTGCCCTCCCACTCTACAATCTATTTGCCAAATTATGAACTACTCAAGATTTTACAGCCTGTTCGCCAAGCTCCCCAAATATGGGGATGATGACGACCAAAAAGCCCAACTAGTCAGCGAGATAAGTCAAGGGCGCACAACCTCACTACGTGAGCTTAGCCAGCAAGAGTATAACAGTCTTTGCTCTCTCCTCGAGGAGCGCATGGGCATCCGTGATAACCTCCGCAGACGACGTAGCGCGCTACTCCGACAGATGCAGCAGATGGGCATCAAGACTCACGATTGGCAAGTGGTCGACCAGTTTTGCCTACAACCGCGCATCGCAGGTAAGCCTTTTCGCTATCTTAGCCTCGCTGAACTTACGGCACTCTCGCGAAAATTACACGCCATAGACCACAAAAGACCAACGCAGAGCACAGAGCCAAAGGTTAAGATGCTCTACTATAAACCCTCAATTAACTCACAACAACTCCCCTCCTAGAACCATGGAAGAAAACCTCAAAAATTATTTGGAAGAAGTCAAAGAAGAGATACGCATCGAGATGCAAGACCACACCTTGACTCAGCGTGCCAAGTTTTACGAACGTCTTGCCGATTGGGCGTATCAACGTCAAGAAAAAGTATTACAAGTCCTTTAACCCTAATCCCTATCTCCTATGATAAGTCTAGTCACCGCCAAAGTAATGCGCTCAGATGAAGCGCGAAACAGCAACGTCGCCAAGAGTGAGAGATACCTAGTTGAGCATACTCCCGAAGAGAGTGCAGGTGGCGTGGTTGCTAACTGGCTAGAATGCAGCAACGCAATGGTAGAAATAGAGAGTGTCGTACGCCAAAAGAATACAACGCTCCGCTATCAGAATCCTGAACCACCAGCCATCTACAAGGTCACTCTACATGAATATCAACTCACCGAGAAAGGCAAAGTCAAGAAAGTCCCTCGTAGAGTGTATGTCGAGGGAGAAGACCTAGAATGTGGACTAAATGCCACTATCAAAGAAGAAGGGCTGCATGAATCACAAGACCCCTCGACGGAGGTCGTATCCATCTGTAAAACCAATATTGTCGAATTTATAACCTCCCCACAATGGAACAAGTAACCATGACCCCCGAAGAGCGCGCAGAATTTGAAGCCTTTCGCGCTGAAAAAGAAAAGAAGGCAGCAGAAGAAGCACGCAAGCAAGCGCGCGTAGAGTATGCAGAACTAGTAGATGCCGAAGTTATCAAAGCCGTGGAAGAGCTTGAGTCTCTCAGCCAACAAATCAAAGCCACCAAGGAAAAAGTGTACAATGATTTTTCGACGGTACTGGATATGAAGAGTGAGGTGATAGGCATACCTAAGGACAATCAACGCAGCCACACCTTCACGACGAGTGACAGCCGATGCCGAATTATCCTAGGCGTGCACACGGTAGACGGCTACCGAGATACCGTGGAAGATGGTATTACGATGGTCAAGAACTACATAGAGAGCTTGGCAAAAGATGAAACCACGAAAGCACTTGTATCGGCAGTCCTCCGCCTATTGGCACGCGATGCCACAGGGCAAATCAAGGCATCTCGCGTGCTCCAGCTCCGTAAAATGGCAGATGAAGTGGGTGACGAGAAATTCTGCGAAGGTGTACGCATCATCGAGGAGAGTTACCAACCCACAGTGACCAAACAGTACATCAGGGCTGAGAAAAAGGATGACAACGGAGCTTGGCAAAGCATCCCCTTAAGCGTGACGGAAGTGTGAGAAGCTAACGTCTAACATCAACCAATTATGCAGCACCGAAAGGGAAGAAGTTATATTAAGCGTGTCTTGGAGATACAAGCTATCTACGATGAGTGGAGTCGTATCGGACTCTCCAACCGAGAGATTTGGCGACGGCACATCTATCCTAAGTATTGCATCTGCGAGCGCACCTTTAACAACATTATCAACCGACAAGTCGAAGAGGACAAATTGCCCTCTTCGGCTTTGCTGCATACCCCCGAACAAGGATTACCCTTATGGCAACAAACAAAGACTTCCGCGAAATAATCCGTCATATCCTGCAAGATGTGCGAGTAGAACTAGATGATGCTTTTGACCGCAACTTTGAGCGACAGGCTTTTTTTTCGGAAAAATGGGCGCGCGCTAAGCATCCCTCTAAGGCAGGACGACATGTGCTGGTGGACAGTGGTGCGCTCCGTCGCAGCATCCGCGGTAAGGTAAGTGCAGGTAAGATCACTTGGGAGAGTACGCTGCCCTATGCTGCTATTCACAACGAAGGTGGAGAAATCGTTGTCACAACCAAGATGAAGCGTTTTTTTTGGGCTAAGTACTACGAAGCCAATAAGGGCATGGGCAGGCGAAAAAATGGCGAGCTGAGGGCGAATAAGCAAAATGTACAATTAGGCGCGACAGCGGAATTTTGGAAGCGCATGGCACTTATGAAAGTAGGTAGCACCATCACCATTCCCAAACGACAATTCATTGGCGCATCTCCTGAGGTGGAGCGCATCGTGGAAAGTATTATCGATGAATGTCTAGATGAGTTTTTCAAACAGTACGAACTATAATATAACAGCATTAGAATATGGTCAGAAAAGAAATCTACCAGCGCATTGTAGAGCAATTGCGCACAGCATTAGGTGGTGAAATCAAGCACATAGACTTGTGGAATCACAACGTGGAATTTATCGAGCAGGAGCAGCAATGGTCTCGTCCTGCAGTGTTTGTTGAGTTTGGTGCAATCAATTGGCAGCGACTTGGCGGACAGCCCAATGCGATGCGTGGTGAAGGCACGGTGTCGCTGCACATCGTCACCGATTGGGTGGGTAGCACGGCACTAGGTGAGGACACAGACGACTTTGCAGCCTTCGAGTTGTCAGAGCGCATTTGCTCCGTTGTTAGAGGGTTACGAGGTGAGCACTTCCACGGCATGGAGCTTATCACGACC